CAGAACTCTATAAAACAAAGATAGTAAAAATTTTGTATATTTATACAAAAAACCAACGTTATGCAAGAAAATTCTATAGAGAGTCTTTATATGACAAGACTTTTAGACCAACGAGAAATATTAGTAAAAGAATTAATAGATATGGACGCTAGTAATATGCAGGCTATGCAGAAACAAACAACAATAACCGCTGAGATTTACAATATAGATGCTCAATTAACTGCGTTTTTTACTAGAAATTCTTCTGAGTCTAATCTTAAACCTGTAAAAACTAAATAATAATATGACCTTTGATAGCAATGAAGAAATGTATTTTAGTTGGTATTTAGATGAGTTAAAAGATAATGGATATATTTCTTCATATTCAAGAAGCAAATCTTATGTTCTTTCAGAACCGCTTACTTCTACTTACATTAAACAAATGAAAAGAGTGGCTAATAAAATAATTGATTACTCATATCTAAGAGGACATATCTATACACCTGATTTTTGTATTGAATGGACAGAAAAAGCCCGAGGTATATTCTTCCACGATTGTTTTGATACAAGTTCTAAAATAAATAATTTCCCATTTATGACATATATTACTGAGCAGGATGGTAAGGTTAGTATTTGTTCTGAAGTAGAAGTTAAAGCTATATTTGATCAAAACAATATGACAAGGCTCGCAATAATAAACATTAAATGGTTATATGATAAGTTTGAAATCCTCACAACAGTTATTAAACCACAAAAATTATTTAAAGAAACATTTACACCTGATAAGTATCTTACTACTAATAAATCTAAGCAAGGAAGAAAGATACAATGGAAAGTAAATAGCATTTCTGAATTTATAAATAAATAAAATATATTTAAATAAAATTTGTTTATTAAATATATTTTAGTACCTTAGCTATGCTTTTATGAAATAATCACTCGTGATTTGGTGATTAGATTTTTGATAATGATAAAAAAAACCCTTTAGTTAATTCTGAAGGGTTTTTTGTTTTCTTATTTATTTTGACTATATTATATTAACGGTAGGTAACTATAAAAATTAAACACGATGGGTTTAGGAAACGGAAATAGTAAATCAGGAAATAAAGGAAGTAATCATTCTTTTGAGCATAGAATATTATTGGCAATGGGAGAAGTTATTGCTGCTAGCGGAGGAGCTCCACCACCTCCAGGTGGATTTTCTACAGAGGCTACTCAATTATTGGTTCTCAATGCTATTGCAAATAATGATAAAGATTTTGAGATATTATTAGTTAGAGATAATGGTAACGGTGGGGAAGTTGTCCAACAAATTACTGATTTAGTAAACAATACTACTACTTATAAAGATGTCAATGGGGCAGCTTATGTTCCTGTAGGTCCTTTAGAATATTTAGATCCTGCTGCAGTATTAAATTTAATGCTTACTGAGTTAACATCTATCACAACAAATACTCAACCCGCCTTATTACAAACTTGCGCTCATATAGATTTAGCAGGATCTACAGGTGTATTTGGAGCAGGCTCTAGATCTTTCACAATAGCTTTATTAGAAGGATCTGCTGAAATAGGTGGTCTTGTAGTGGATGCCCCTTATTCAACATCTTTTAGTGCGGATAGCAATGGTACGCTAGGTGGTGTTCCTTATGATGCAACAATTAATCCTGCAGTAGTAATTAGAGCAGTAAGAGTTCAATAAAATATAATATTATGAGTTCAACAGGAATAGCTTTTCAAGGAAAAGATACAAGTATTATATCTGATGATTTAATACAAACAGGGGATAGAGAACAAGATCTTCAAGGAAATCAACAATCTCTTAAGAATGGATCACTGTTTTTAAATGATACTTTTCAATCAGTAACAGATGAGGATTTAGGAATATTAGGTTCTGTATTAAACTTAAATTTTAATGCTAAGTCGAACTCAAAATTCTTTACAACCAATAAGGGAACGCTTACTATAAATGCTCCTCTTATTAAAACTTCTTCTGGTGTACTTTGGGTTAAAAACGGCATAGGTGCTATTACAGTAGTAAAGGGAACTAACATAGTTACTCCGGATGGAAATCCTATTGAACTTTCACAAGCAATAGGTCAAACAGACTTGATTTATTGGACTGCATCTAAACTAGCAGGTGTTGTTGTATTAACAGTAAGTAAAAATATAGCTTAAATATGTTACCTATACAAGACATAGCAGGTAGAACAGGAGATTTAGGTCAACCAATAGTTATTATTAAAACAACTAAAGTAGGACCATTATCTTTTAATTTTGCTAAAACAGGAACCCCTTTAAATTGGGATATGGGGGATGGTACTGTTTATACAGGTACTAATTTTGTTTTGCATAACTATGTTTCTATTGGGGAAAAAACCATTACTGTTTATGGAGACGATCCTAGTCTATTAACTGGCATGGGTTCAAATAACAACAGAGAAATTACCTATGTAGATTTATCAAATACTACTAATTTATCTGGAGGTTTAGATTTTAGTGATAATCCATTGGCCACTTTTATACAGCCTACATCTACAGGATTAGTTGCTTTGAGGTTAAATAACACAGATCTATCTGGGGTTCTTGATATTACTAATATAATATTAAATCAATTATTTTATGCACATTTTACTAATATAACAAGTATTTTACATAACACTTCTGCTCAAAACTTAAATGATTATAGGGCTTATAGTGCAAATCTTACTGGTATACATAAGATGGAAGGTATCATTTTAAAAACAGTATTTTCTGGTAATGCTTGGTTTCTTAATAACCCCTTACTTACTAATGTAATATTTAACCCAGATAATACACAAACAATAAGAAGTATAGCTCTCCAAGATTGTAATTTAACTGGTGTTTTAGACTTAACGATGATTACTATTACTGAATTCTATCAACTCCATAACAACATAAATTTAACAAGTATACTCCATAAAACCGGCTCGGCTGTAAATATGAACAGGTATTTTGCGTATAATACAGGTATCATCAATTTAGATCTTACTATGATATCTAATTTTGGTGGAAACATTAGGATATATGATTGCCCAGATTTAATAAATATAGATTTTCCTAACACTTCAGTATTGCCGGGTTCTTTATGGTTTCAAAGAAATGCAAGCATGGTTCAGTTAGATCTCACACCGTTTGTTAATATAAACGGTGGACTTCTTACTTATTCATCAGCATCATTAAATAGTGTATTATTTAATCCAGTTATAGGAACAGGAGAATTAAATGTAATAGGATATGATTGTGATGAAATGGTTACTTGGGATTTCTCTTCTTTAAATTTAACAGGATATATTCAAATAGGTAATCTTTCTCCTGGTGGTATACCTAATCCTAATAAATTAGAGAATGTAATATTTAACCCTAATCCGGGCAATAGTCCTAATGTCACAGGATTTAATTTTCAATATTCAACAAAACTTCAAGGATTAGATCTTACTACTCTCAATCTAGATAATGTAACAAGACTCCAAGTATTAAATAATGAAAATTTCACATTTTTGAACTTACCTAACTCTACGGCAGCATTGGATACATTTAATGTTTATTTTACAGCAACTAATGGAGTAGGTAACGGTGTTGGGATAATTGATATATTCAATTTCCTAATATGACCAGTATAGATAACCACTCAACTATCATTCAAGGTAATCAATGGTCTGCAGCAGAAGTTAATGAAATGTTAGTTAAATACGATACTATATCTGTAGGTAGCTTTGTTGGTAGAACAATACAAATAAGTAATAACGCTATCCCAGATTCAACAAGTGGTGGTTTTGATGGAGTAGCTGCAGTAGCTAGTTTACAAGCAAAAGGTTTTACGGTAACAACAGCATAATATGAAAACACAAATTATACAAAGACATACTGGAGTTGGGTTTGATCCAATTAGTTTTGAGGAACAGGTTCCTAATTCTACAGATATTTTAAAAGCTAGTTGTGTAGCTACATTTTATGATTATCTTAACAATAGAATTGAACATACATTAAAGTTAGATATTTATGATTCTAATGATAATTTTAAATCAACTTCTTATAATATTTATATGACTCATAATGTTCCTGCCACAGTAGAAATAGAAGTGGATGATCAAGGCAATTGGGTCAAAGATATTGAAGTTATAGAAGAAGCTTATAATAGAGTAGATGAATTGAATACATTATTTTCACCGCAAATAAAACCTTTGATAATTAAAGGTATGCGTAAACACTTAGGTTATTAATTATGGCAGATACAGGTATAATATTCCCAGGACCACCAAATAATAGTGCCTTTATTCATAAAGATGAAGGTGTAGGTGTAGGGTTTGTAATAAGAAGACAGGATAGATCTGATTATTCTCCTATTGGAGAAGGAACGCTTGACTTGTCAATTGGAGATTCAGATTTAATCCCAAGAGGAATAACAGGTGCGCAATCTTTTGGAATTGGATATAATATTTTAGGTGACGGTTATGCTTCTATAACAAGTGGTTGGGATATAATAGCAAATGGTAATTATTCCATATTGGCTGGTATTTCATTAGATAGTCATGGTGGGGGAACTATTATGGCAGGGGAAGCGTTAGATAATTTAGGAGGTGATAAATTATTAATCGTAGGTAGAGCAAATGCGTTACCTATTAATAATGAATTTGGTATAATTATAGGAAATGGAGAAGTTAGTCCTGTTGGACCAAGGGCTTTAAATGCTACCATACGAAGCAATTCATTACAGATTTACAGAGATACAGGTGTAATTGAATTACCATCAATTACTATTGCAGATATTGATGCAATTGTATCTAAAAAAGTAGCAATTACAAGAGAATGGTACGAGTCAAGAAACAAGTACAGATTTGTTGAAGGTACAATTCACTTGGCAGGTCAAACAACTGTGGCGTTAATGAATCGACAAGCGGTTAATTTAGTAACAAAAGCTAATTTTGAAGAGTATTTAACTATCCAATTTACGCCAGATATTACTGATAATTATAAAATAGGTACCTCTTTTTTATGGTCCTTAGATAACCAAAAAAACAAATTTTTAGCAATACTTGAAATGGATGATGGAATTAACCCTCCAGTTGAAACTGTTTTTGCCATAGAGCCAAAAGATGCTTCTGGAGCAGGAATTTTAGTCGATGTTGTTGCAGGTGGAGTAATTCAACCACAAGTAAATACAGGTACAAAATCAAGGCATCCAGAAACATTTATTTTTAACAACACACTTCAAGCAGGGGTAACATATACATTTAGGTTAATTTGGGGCTGTGAAACGGCTAATTTAGACGCAACTATTTACAACGCCCAAATATGGGTAGAACAAAAAACAGTAATATAATGGAGCATTTTACACAATTTTTTACAGATAATGAAACAGGACAACCGGTTAGGTTTATGATTTCAAAATATGATATTGATTTTTTAAATGAACACATTAAAGTGTTCTACAAAAAAGAAGTGTTTAATATGGCACAAGATAAAGTGATCGCTTTTGAAAACAAGTGTTATGATGTACAGGATGAAGTTAGAAAAATCAACTTTCTTGAATCAGAACCAAATGCAAATCAAGATCCGTTAAAAACGGCTTTTTCTGACTGGGTTGTTTATAAACCAGATGGAACAGTGCGAATGATTGATGTATTTGTAGGCGCTACGATACCACATATCATGTTAATAGAAGGGGTGTCGTGAAAGTATTAGACCATACATAATAAGTAAACTAAAAAGAGAGATAGAATAATATGTATAGCGAAAAACAATTGATAAGAAGAATTAAGAAAATTATACCTACTCAGCAAATACCTGAAGGGTATTGGTTGTGTGGAGTAAGATCTGCTGATGATAAACCTGATGCATTTGATGATTATATATACTTAATGAAAAAAGATAAGATAGTCTTAGAAACTAGCATTACTACAAACCCAGGGGTTAAAATTCTTAAAAGAGGATTTCTTAAATACAATAAGAAAGGTGCTGCAATACTACAAGCAGATTGTTGGCACAATGACTGTTGGAAATATGGTAAACATAAAGGAATCGTTCCTGCATTAAAACAAACAGGAAATGAAGTTTCCATAACTAGAGATAATAATATGAATTCTAAATCTGAAGTTTTTGGAAAAGTTTATTTTGGATACTTTGGTATAAACTTTCATTCTGCATCTAAAGATTTTATGAGCAACCTATTTAAAACTATAGTAGGTGGTTGGTCTGCAGGATGCCAAGTAGCAAATAATTTATCAGAATATAGAGAAATAATTAATATTTGTAAAAATTCTGAACAAGAAAAATTCTCATATTGTTTACTCAATGAGTTTTCTATATGAGTTTGGTTCATGTTAAATGTAATAATTGCGGTGCCAAAATGAAAATTAATTATCCTCAAAGTTTATATTGTTCATTAATGTGTGCAATGAAGGCTACAGAAGATAGTTCGATAAAGTATAAGTATATAAATATGATAAAAAACAAATGAAATTATTCATAACAGGATTTTTAACAATGATAGTAGCTATTATTGTATTTTCATTAGTAGTAGTGGTAGGGATAATTTACAATTTATTTTATCCTACTGTAATGGCTATAAAGTATAAAGACTATAGATTATTTTTTTCAATATACTGGAGATTGATAGATGGTACATTTCATACAATAGGTAAATTCTTTTATGACGGTGTGGCCATTGCTTTTGACATAATGGGTAATGTGTGGGGGGAATGGATAGAAGATTCAGTTACTAGTGAAGAAAATACAATGTTTGGGTTTAAAGAAGTTACAGTTTCAGCAGCGATAGGTCATTTAGAACATAAGAAATTACCTATTAATAAAAGAGGTAATGGGTTGAGTAAAGCTTTAAATAAGGTTTTTGGAGAAAAAAGACATGCTTTAGGATCTTGGGAAAAATATATAGCGTATAAAAAAATTGACGCTAAAAATTTAAAAGGGAAATAATGAAAGAAAAAATATTAATGTTAGGTACCGAGATAAGTATATTCATAGGTTTATTTTTTTCACAATTATACTTAGCAATGTTTACTATTGGAGCATTGATAATGATAGATACTGTGACAGGCATTTGGGCAGCATATAAAGAAGGCGGTATAAATAAGATTCATTCTAGAAAATTAGGAAGGGTTGTTGCCAAACTAATTCTTTATCCTTTTGCTATATGGTCTGCCTTTCTGATGGAATTCATTACTCCAGAAATTCCTTTTGTAAAAGTTACTTTAGGGATATTAGCTACTGTAGAGGGTAAAAGCATTTTTGAGAATATCAGTAAGGTATTAGGTTATGATTTATTAACAAGAATGAAAAAAGCACTTTGGAAGGATAAAATTAAATAAGGAAGAATCATGACAAATAAGGAACATTTTGATATTTGGAAATGGCTTAAAGGAACTAGTGGTAAATTGACCGTTGTAATAGCTATTATTGTTGGGTTACAGTTTATTATTCTAGAAGTAAGAAAGGTAATATTAGGAGATGATACTGTATCTAAGGAAGATTTTTCTTCATTTAAGGAAGAAGTATTAGATTCTGTTTATATACATAGATCGGATTATTATAGATTAAAACTTGAATTTAAAGGATTTTTAAAGCATTACACAGACAAAGAGATAAAAGGTAAGCAATTCTTTGCAATAGGTCTTAGAGCTGATAAGAGGTCAGATTTATGGTATCGTGATAGACATGGGGATATATATAGGGCTACTCCAGATTATGAGAGGTGGACTTATACTTATATTGATAAAGAAGGTGTGACACGATTTGTTTATTTTGAACATTAATAATAGTTTAAAAGCAATTATTTGATATCATCAATCTTTTTTGGTATATTATAGTAAGATAAGAAATTATGATTTATAACGGTTTAGAAGAAGGATTTAGAGCACCGTCTGGTTTAGTAAGACCAAACGGATCTAGATATTTGTGGAAAAAAAATGGTAACGTTTATATACAAGAGGCTGTACCTCAAGGAAAGAAGTGGTCTGTAGAAGAGCCCGCAGAATTTAAATTAGACACTGAAGTAGATACAGGAGAAAGATGGTTTGATGGGAAACCTATTTATCAACAGGCTTATTCAGGTTCTAGTTTTGCGGTAAGCGGTTCTTATGCGTCTATCCCACATAACATAATAGGGTTAGATACATTCATTCAATCTGCAGGTTATGTTGGTTCTGCAGGAGGTGCTCAATACTCAACTTATGCGAATTATGTAGATGGATTGGGAAACTTTAGATTCTTCTGGACTGCTCCAGGAAATTTCCCGTATACCTTCTTTATTAGATATACCAAACAATAAATATTATGGCTGAGGTTTTAAGTACTGGAAATATCATTTATCCAGGAGTCCCTATAAGGGATGATATTAACATATATGTAGATGAAGAACTTAACTGCATAGTTGTAAGAGATAGTTCTACAGAAGAAAAGATTATAGATTTACCATTAAACAATGGCCCAATTTAAAAATAAAAATTATGGCACCTCCAATAGTATTAGAAAAACCAGTAAAAGTTTACACAACGTCTGATAAGCTACTTAAATATATTGCATTAAATGGGAATTATCAGGATGTAGTAAACGCCCTTACTTTAGTATGTCAATACGAATCAATATTTACAACAGGTATTGTAAATACTATTAAAAAAGTTAGGGGTGGTAATCAGGCATCAGCCGTCGCTGCTTTAGAAGCAACTCTTACAGGAGCAACTGTTCAGACTAACTCTATACAAGATTTTAATAATCTAAGACATAATTTTTTAATTATGATTGCTATAACAAAGCCTGCGTTTTATGCAAGTACTTCTGAACTTCATGATAGAATGTGTATTTATCTCTTCCCTGAAGCAGAGGACGCTAAAGTTTTAGATTGTCAAGGTAATACATTAGGTATAGCTTCTAATATTAATCAATACTTAACTCTTTGGAATACATTAAAAGTTCCTGCAGATCTTGCGTTGTGTGGGATAAATCCAGGTTATATGACATCTACCTTTACTAATGAGGCGTTATATCATACTACATTTAATTTTAATAATGATGAAATTGCTTATAATGCACCTGCTGTACAGAATCACTCTAGAAGAGGAGAGTTTGATAAAAACAGATCTGATCATGTAGATAATGAGTCTCAAGTAAAACCTAAATCATTATCTACATTTAGTGATAAAGAATTTTAAATAATATATCTAATTTTTTATAAACCGGTTAATAGCCGGTTTTTTTGTTCCTTAAAATATAAACTTGTAATGTTTAAACTTTTTTAGTAGATTTACACTAAATATATTTAAACCAACAATATGAGCAAAGAAGAAAAAAAAGGATCTGATCATGATGTAGAATTTGATCCCATTGCTTACGAAAAGCAAAAAAAAGAATTAATGCAGTTTTATAAAGATGAAACTCCATTTCTTGAGGCCAAAGCCAAATACGAAACCTTACTTACAGAGATAGAAGTTGCAGAAATGACAAGGATTGAAATCATGATGCGAAAAGGAGAGATGATGGCTAACAGAAGACATGCTGAAGGAGAAGCTAATAAGTCAATGCCTAAAACACCAGCTCCTGTAAAATCTAATAAATCGCTCAAAAAGAAATAATATGAGAATTAATCATATAATTTCAAAAAGATATATTACTCATTAATGGGAATAATTTTAAATAAAATAGAAAAATCTAGTAAATTAAATCTATTTGATATGGTCAAATTCCAAATAAATATGCATACTCATTTTAAAGGAATTAATATTTCAAATTCTGATTTGGATTGTCTTACTTTATTAGGCATAAACAATAAGGCTGAATTTACTCATTTCTGTAATGCTGCTTGCAAGTTTGATGAACGAACAAAGGATCATAACCTTAAATTTGAAAGAGAAATATTTAAAAGTCCTCAAACTGTAAGAAACTCTGTAAATAAATTAAATAATATAGGGTTGATAAAACGAGAAAAAAAGAATATTGAACTCAATCCTGATATAGGAATAGAATCTTCAGGAAACATTTTTATTCAAATTAAATTATTAAGAACAGAATCTGTCAATGAGACCAGTAAAGCATAATGAAGTAATTAAACCAACAGCAGAAAAACTAGGTATATCAGAGGCGCTTGTTTCAGATGTATCTGGTTTTTATTGGTCTGCCGTAAAAAATCATATCAGATCGCTAAAGTATAGCAATATTACAATTAGTAATTTTGGGTCATTTATAGTAAAGGAAAGATCTTTAAAAAAGTTACTTATTAAGTATGAAACTACTTATGATAGATTAATAAAAGAGGAGTCTAAGGATGCCGTTAATATTAAAAAGGTAAAGTCTTATGTAGACGGTATGACTAATTTACAATCTATTATTGAAAGTGAATGTAGAAGAAGAGATGAAAAAAGAAAAGAAAAAAGTAAATATGTCATTGATAAAACTATACAAGAATAGAGGTAAAATCTTAGAGGGTATAAAAAATAAAATTTTTAAACAGGAGCATATAGAAGAGATTGCAAAATCTAGAATGGAGATATGTGTAAAATGTTCTTTTATTGATAAGAAAGGAAATGAGTGTTATGTTGCAGGAACACAACCTTGTTGCGGAAAATGTGGATGTAGCTTATCTTTAAAACTAAGATCTTTATCATCAGGATGTGGAGATGAAGAAAATCCTAAGTGGGATGCCGTAGTTGATCAATTAGAAGAAGAAATGATAGAAGATTCACTAAACCTTGAAGAAAAATGAGTTGGCAAAAATGTCCTGTGTGTGAAGGTAAAGGGTGGTGTCCAGACGAAATACTATTAACTAGACATGAATGTAGTATATGTAAAGGATACAAGATAATATCTGAATTAACAGGGAAACCTCCAGCAAAGACAAAGACGCAGACTGGTTATCAAAAAAATAACTGTAAAAACCCTTTTAATAAAACTAAGATACCAGGTTATAAAGAGGATTAAGTAACATAAAATATAAAAAATGAGTTTAATATTTAAAGAAGAAGGCCATTTATATAAGGATTTAGATCCTAATAGTATTATAGAGTGGAAAAGTGTTACCAAAATAATAGGATTATTTAAATCTGAATTTGATGCAGAAGCTATTGCAGCCAAATGTTCTAAAAATAGAAAATCTAAATGGTATAAAATACCAGAAGAAAAAATTTTAGAAATTTGGAAAACTGAAAATTTAAGAGCTACAGGTATGGGTACTTTTTATCATAATGAGCGAGAGGCTGATTTAATATCTTGTGATACATTAAATATAGAAGGGTATGATTTACCTGTAATTCCTCCAAAAATAATTGATGGTCTAAAATACGCACCCGAACAAAAACTTAATCCAGGGATTTATCCTGAGCATTTTATTTATCTTACTTCTGCAGAAGCATGTGGTCAAGCTGATTATCTTGATGTGGTTAATGGAAAAATTAATATAATGGATTACAAAACCAATAAAGAAATTAAATTTAATGGATATACTAATTGGAAAGGAGAAACTACTTGTTTATCTGAACCATTAACTCATATAGAAGATTGTAATTATGAGCATTACTGTTTACAATTAAGCATGTATATGTATATGGCCCTTAAACACAATCCTCATTTAGAACCGGGCAAATTAACATTACGACATATTATTTTTAAACAGATGGGCGAAAATGAATATGGGTATCCTATTATAGAACTTGATGAAAATGATAACCCTATCGTAGATGAAGTAGTTATATATGAATTACCTTATTTAAAAGAAGAAGTACTTGCTATTATTAATCATATTAAAAATCCTAAAAAGAATGGTATCAAAACTATTTGATGTTCAGAATGGAAAAGTAATTCCTACAGAACATTGTTATGTAATAAAATGGCTCAAGGATATTATGGATAAGTATGAAAAAGATGAGGAATACCTAAAGGTATATGCTTATCTATTTTATATGACTTACCCTAATCCTGATGCAGTTCCTTATTTTAATATTGTAGCAATTGATAAAGAAGAGGTTATTCTAAAAGATATAGATGGAACATTTTCAACAGAAGACCCTTTAATATTTTCTGCATTAGATAGATGTAAAGTAATGTTTAGTACACCTGCTTCTAGAGCTTATGAAGGGATATCCGGAATGCTTGATAAATTAGCACTATTTATGAGAACTACCAACTTAACTGCAGGTAAGGATGGAAACATAACTCAGTTAGTAGGTGCTGCAAAAAGTTTTGAACAAGTAAGAACATCTTTTAAAGGTGCATATAAGGATTTACAAGACGAACAAAAATCTCATGTGAGAGGTGGAAAAGGGATTGCATACGATCAATAAATTAAAATAAATGAAATATTATTTAGACACGGAATTCCACGAATTTAAAAAGCAAGCTTCATTATTAGGTGTGTCAGTAGGAAAACCGGTAGATACGATAGAATTGATTTCTATAGGAATTGTTGCAGAAGATGGTAGAGAATACTATGCTATTTGTAATGAATTCGATTTTAATGCAGCTTGGGAAAATAAATGGCTTAAAGAGTATGTACTTAAAGGAATTCATTCAGAATTAAATTACAAGTTAAATTCTGCAGGTAGGAAACAAAACTCAATTATAGGATATGGAGGTATTACTGAAAATTATGATCTTAAGTTAAAATACTTTAAACGTTTAGTACTCAAGTATGGGAAGTCAAGAGAAGAAATAGCTAAAGAAATAAAAATATTTATATCTAATTATCAACACGATGACGATTGGGAAGAAGGATCTAGATATGATAGTTCTTTTGGAAACGGTATACACAATACTTACTATTATAAAATAGATAACAAAAACCCTAAAATAAATATAGGAAATTCTAAGTCAGACTCTCCTGAGTTTTATGCATACTATGCTGATTATGATTGGGTGGTATTCTGTTGGTTATTTGGTAGAATGATAGATTTACCTGAAGGATTCCCGATGTATTGTAGAGATCTAAAACAAACTTTAGATAAATCTTGGAAATCTAGAAAAATCAGAGGTCTCACTAATCCTAAGAATCATCCCGAATATCCTAAGCAATATGACGAACACAATGCATTATGTGATGCAAAGTGGAATAAGAAGCTTGATGAATTTATTAAAATCTTATAGTTAAACATGATAGAGAAAATATTATACAATTGGCTTTTTCACTACAATAAATATCAGGAGAAATGGTATGCTTTCCCTAGAGAAGAATACCCTTCTTATTTTAACGGTGAGTCAGAAGATCATGTATCAGCAAAAACTCATGATGAATGTTTGCAACTTGCTGTGGAAAGAGAAATGAAAATTAGAGCTCGTAGAGATGTTTAGAGATGCTGATTATCCCTATTCAATAACTACTTATAATAAAGGTATAAGAGTAGATGATACTATTTTTGTATCTAAACAGGATCTTATTAACTTTATACTTTCTTTATTTAAAGAACCCGGTAAATATGATTTTGATGATTCAGTATCGTTTTGGCAAAAAGAAGGAAATGCATTTAATAAAAATGGATTTTATTGTAAGCACCCTTTTAAAAGTAAGGATTATAGAGAATATTGGGATGATGAGAAAAACAAATCAAGAAAAGGTGTTATTTACAAGAATGGAGCTAATACGTGGTATGTATCTAGAGATTATTATCAATGGATAAATTTCCTACCTATTTTTGATAAAGAAAAAGGTAAGTATGATTTCCCTAATATTTGGGATGTACAATATCACATGGCTCTTTATGAAATATTAGCCGAATTACATCACATGCATGCTAGCATGTTGAAGAAAAGACAAATTGCTAGTAGTTATTTTCATGTAGCAAAACTTATAAATCAATTTTGGTTTGAAGAAGGTGCTAAATTAAAAATGGGAGCATCCCTTAAAGATTATATTAATTTAAAAGGTTCTTGGAAAATGGCGCAGGAATATGCGGATTTTCTTAATGAGCATACTGCTTGGTATAGGCCAATGAATCCAGGTAAAGTAATGGATTGGACTCAACAGATTGAAATGACTGTTGGAGGAAAGGATTTTAAGAAAGGTTTAAAATCTACATTTACAGGGCATACTTTTGAAAAAGATCCTACAGCAGGGGTAGGTGGGCCAACAAAGTACTTTTTTCATGAAGAAGGTGGGATAGCTCCTAAAGCAGATCTTACTTATGAGTTTATGAGACCTGCATTACATTCAGGAATGATATCTACAGGGATGTTTATAATAGCAGGTTCTGTAGGAGATTTATCACAATGCGAACCATTAAAGGAATATATTTTAAATCCTGAAGATAATGGGTTTTATGCTGTTGAATCCAATTTATTAGATGATAAAGGGACCTGGGCTAAGCATGGTTTATTTATTCCAGAACAATGGTCAATGCCTCCGTATATAGATGAGTTTGGGAATTCAATGGTTGAGGAGGCTCTTGTTGCAATTAGGGAACAAAGATTAGAATGGAAGAAAAATCTAGATCCTTCTAAATATCAATTGAGAATATCTCAAAAACCTATTAATATCAAGGAAGCTTTTGATTATAGAGAAGAGTCTAAGTTTCCTTTGCATTTGGTAACTAATCAAGCAAGGAGAATAGAAGATAAAAAATATTTTCATGAATACCTAAACATTAGTAGAGGGTTAGATGATGACATACTAATATCAGAATCTAAAAAAAGCCCTATAAAAGATTTCCCTGTTAAGAAAAAAGAAGTTGATAAAGAAGGATGTCTTGTAGTTTGGGAAAGACCTATTGAAAACCCTGAATGGAAAACTTATGTGGGATCTATAGATCCGGTATCAGAAGGGAAAACGACAACTAGTGATTCTTTATGTTCCATTTA